CCTTTGGCATAATCCAAAGCGGCTTCTTTTTGTCTTTCCGCTTCACGCCATTTTTTAGTTAACTTGGCAATTCTCTTTTGAACACCTTCACTGTATTGTTCTAATTCTGGTTTCTCTTCTACTTTCTCTTCTACTTTTTCTTCTACTTTTTCTTCTACTTTTTCTTCTACTTTTTCTTCTACTTTTTCTTCTACTTTTTCTTCAACCGGCTGTACCGCTTCTTCTTTTTCTTCAGCAATATCAACTTCAGCGCCTGGGCCGGTTGTATCAATATCAACTGTTTTTTTTTCTTCTTCTGGCATAGTTCCTCCTATGTTTAATTATGTTGAAGCACGGATTCAGGATCTTTAATAGTTCCTAAAACTTCATCATCATTCAAGATGCGCACTTCACCGCCTTCTATGGGTAGTCTTGATCCTGCATAACGTGCAAAGATGACCCATTCACCGACCTTGCACCACGGACCTGTTGGATATTTTTCCTTATCTTGATAGGCCAACGGACCCATCGATAATACGTAACCACAATTGGTTGCTACTCTTAATTTGTCTAAAGATTCTTGCGCAATTAAAATTCCACCCTTGGTTTTTTCTCTGGGTGTAAAGGGCAAAACTAAAAGTCTCCAGCCGCTTGGAACAGGGAGCTGGGATTCTTGATTCTTAATATTTTCTGGATTTAAAGGTTCTTCTTCTTTATATTTTTCTTCCAAAGCATTTCTATGCTCTGGGTTTTCCTCTTGAGAGGTCGATAACGTTTCCTTGCTCATCTTTTTGCTCCTTTGCTTTTAGCAGGTTAGAGATCTCCTGAAGCATGTACTGATATGCACGTGCCTGTCCTAACATATACTGATATTTCTCCATATTGTCAACACCACCACTAATCATGTTGTCTCCAAGACGTTGAAGATTTTCTCTTATAAGTTTTTGTAATTTTGCTACGATAACAAGTGGATCCACTAAATCATGCCTTTATAGTATTTCTCATAAGATGGGTTTGATAATTTAACTCCACCATATTCACTTCGAATAGCTTTACCTATATAGCCACCTTTATTGACTTTTATTCTTCCACCTTTTTTATATTTTTTTTCCCATCGCTTTGCGATAGTTGGATGATTCGCATGCATATAACGTCTTTGTTTCTCTGACTGAAATGGCATTATTTCTTTTTATTTTTTCTTTTTTCTAGCAATTTTTTTAAATATTCTGCTTTTTTTGATAAGCCTAAAGTAGGCTTAATATTCTTAATTGCTTTTAACTTATCTTTTAAAGACATTATTTCTTGACGCTTTTGCCGCCCTTAAAACCAACTGGTCTAATCGGCGCACGTACACCACCCATTGGTCTAGCACCTACACCTACTGGTCTAGCAAGTGGGCCACCGAATTGTTTACCAACTCTTTGTGGACCTTTTTTCCATGATTTATTGTCGTTTCTCATTTTTTCTCCTTATTTATTCCGCTTCTGAATATTTGTGTTCCCTTTATACCAAATATACTCGCACATACAAGTATCCATAAATTTGTAAACCATGACGGTAGAGCCGCAAAATGCTCAAAGAAGGAATTTATCTTGACCATCGCAGCCGGATCGTCCGACCAAACCCCCCAGGCAAGCACAATTATGGGCAATGTAAGAATCGCCAAAACAATCTCATCTTTATAGTCATTTTGTCGAGCTTCTAAAAGTTTGCCCTGGTAAGTTTCTTCGCCTCGGGCCATCTTCTGCGCGTGCATATGTTGCGCATCAGCCATAGCCATTTTTGTCTCTTGACGCTTTTTATAAATATGGCTCCCAGCGTTTAGAGCTAATTTGATAGCGCTAAACCACATATTATGTCCAAGTTACTGGTTTTTGTTGTCTAGCAAACAGTTTCTTCATAGACTGTTTATCTTTTATGTCACCACTCTTTTTCACCGGTTTATTATTCCTATTTACATCCGGTGTAGCAATCGTTTTCGCTTTACCTGCTGTCGGTGCGTATCCTACTCCTCTTGTCATTGTTGTCCTCCTTTTGGTTTCATTTTTGCAAGTTTTTCTCTTGATTCATTTGCCATTTCCTGTTTTTCAATAGATGTATCAGCTCTAAGTTCAGAAAGCTCTTCATTTTGTTCAAGTTTATCTTCTTGAACCTGTTGATTCATCATTGCTCTCATTTTGTCAAGATTTAATTTCTCTTCAGCTTCTTTACGTCTTTTTTCATTATCCAAAGCTCTAATATCAAGTTCTCTAGCTCTTAATTTAGCAATTGGATCATGATCGAATTGAGAAGTAATTTTCTTTTCTTCCTTCATGAAATCTTCCATCATTTCAGCAATCAAAACTGCTTTTCTAGCTTCAATCTTCTGCTGTACTTGTTGTACCTGTTGTTGCAGCATTGGATTCTGCTGTACAGCCTGTGGATTTTTCTGCATCATCATGGTTTGTTGTTGAAGCTGTTGTAATTCAGTTCTAAATTCTAATTCAATTTGTTCCTGTGCCATTAAAGAAATATGTTCCAGACAATTCTTTTCAATTGCAGCAGTTACCATCGGTGCATTTCTAACCATATTCGTTGCCAAGAAATTCAAGTGCGATGTAATATGCGCTCTATGATCCTGTCCTGGATAAGCTCTAAAAGGTACTCCTCCTAAAGCATCGATGTGTTCTAATGCCGGATCTTTTGGCATAGGTTGAGGTGGTTTCTTTAAAATTAAATCAATATCCTTAACACCCAATGCCTCGTACATATTTCGATAGACTTCATACTGATTATGCATCTTTGGATTTGAGGATGCCAACTGCAGCTCCGTTTGGGCAAGCGAGATTCGTTGCGTTTGGGAGAAAATATTTGGATCTGCAACTGGCAATATGTCAATTCTGCTGTCAAAGTCCGTTTGCATAATCTGCCTTTGTCCTCCAACAACATCGTATGGGTAGACGGGTGGTAAATATAATTTAAATACTCTTGATAGGAACGTAAATTCTCTTTTCATTGCCGCATACAATCTTTTATGTATGGCCGACATCACTCTTGACCCTCTTTCTAACAAAGCTACGGTCGTTCCCACTGCTGCTTGTTGGTTCCCATCGCCTACTTGTAGATCTGCAATAGATGCAAATCTTTGTCCTGCTTGGACTACGACCCCCATGAGTTGTAATAGCGTTTGAGAAGGTTCCTTGAATGGAAGCGTCATAAATGCATCTCTCAAGTTTCCTCCTGGAGCATCTACATCTCTAAATTCGCCTGGCTGTATGGATTGTGCTTCGTCTCTCATTTTAATACCACGCATTTTAAATCCTGCTGGTAAATTCGACAAAGTACCTGCATCAAGCAGTTGTCGTAAAGCTGCTGTTGCTGTTCTTGATAATCCACCAATCATATGGATTAAGCCAAAACCGTAAAAACCTAAACCTGGTAAAAATTTGAAATGAACAAAGTGTTCAATCCTAGCTTTCTTTAGATCTTTGACATCGTAGTTTCTTCTAATTGATAAAATTTTTCTTGTGCCTTCTTCAAGGGTTACAATGTAGGGAAGTTTGATTCCTGTAAATTCTCCATCCTGTGGGTTAACATCTTCAAAACCTTCAAGATCGATATTGACATGGCATTCCAGAATCGTATAGACTCTTTCTTCTTTTCCCCGTGTTACTCCTTCAAGTTCTCTTTCCCTTTTCTGTAATTCAGTTTCCGTCATGTAGGCAGGATTGACTTCTAAGTCTCTATAGAATCCGCCGACCTGTTGCTTTCTTAATTCATTTTCTGACATACGGAGTGCATGAATGATTGCTTCACAATCGTCCAGAGAGGTTGCCGTATAAGGAACCACTAAATCATCTGCAGGAACAAACTTGGATACTGCTCTTTGCATTAATGCATCGTAGTAAACTTTTTTAAATGCAGATCCTGCAAGTGGCAGATAAAATAACATCTGATCAAATTCTGCTTCGTATTCTTTCATTTCAGACATGACCTGATAATTCATAAAATCCTTGACTCTTATTGCCTGCTGTTCTTTTTGAGGTGTTGGCATTCCAACGATTTGAGTTCGAACAGGTCCTCCTGCTGGAAGCAATTCTTTATAAGCCAGCGATTGAAATTGAGTTACCGCTTCTGCAAGCACAGGATGCGTTGCACCCGATGCTCCTTTAAAAGGTTCGGTTCTATTATCATAGTTAAATCCTAAAAGATCTAAGCCATTGGTATACGATCG